GCTGCCGGTGAAGGTAGTGGGAAAACTTGGTGTGCGTCTAGGTGGCTCACAACTAAGTTACATTTTGATGCAGCTACACATGAATTTGTTGAACGAGATGGCAAAACTGTAAGTGAATGTGACCTCTACTGGATTATCGGCTACACATATCAAGACGCATACAAGGAATGGAAAGAAACCAAAGATGCCTGTGAGAGAACCGGAATACTCGATCTTACTAGTATTCACGAACGAGATGAAGGAAACGACCGTTGTTCTTTCAAAACCATCTACGGTCAACTTGTTGAAACAGTCTCTGGTGCTGACCCCACAAACGTCGCCCGTGAAGAACCTTGGGCAATCGTTGGGGCGGAAGCAAGTCGCTGGGACCCTGAACTTTGGAACCGTTGTCACGGCAGACTTGAAAGGAAGGCTCGGAAGGGTTCAAGAGGATTCTTCTCAGGCTCCTTTGAGACTGCCAATGGCTCTTTCTATGATTGGTTCAAGCGAGGTTCGGGACCTAATGAGATACTCCTAAAATCTTACACCATGCCCTCATGGGCTAATCTCGTGGTATACCCACTAGGATTTGATGACCCCGGAATACAAAGACTCCTTGCTGCAAACGGTAAAGACAGATTTATGGAGAGATATGGTGGACAACCTGCCCCTCCAAAAAATGCTGTTCTCCCCGAATTCAGCACTATCAAACATATTGACAGTTCCATTGAGTACAACGATTCGGATGATACGTACATATTCGTAGACCCCGGTGATATGATCTACTCTGCTCTCTTCGTTGTCCATAAGAAAGACCTCGGAGAGATTTGGGTTGTCGATGAAGTTTACGCACACAAGACCACTCACGCCCTGATGATTCAGGAAGTGAAGTCCCGAGAGGGGTGGAAACATGCTACGAGAACTAGGCGAGTTGTTATCGACGTGGCTGGATTCCAACACCACGCTGCGGAAAGTCCTGCCGAGTCTTGGCAAAAGAACACAGGGTTTTGGGTCACAGGAGAAAAGTACGCTGTCGAAACAACAGTTGACAGACTTCGTACTGCTCTTGGAATCAATCCTCTCACGTCACGTTCCCGACTACGTATTCACCCACGATGCAAGGGAATTATCTCGGAAGCTGGAGGCGGTACCCCTCCATATAAAGACGAAGGTATTGGAGGACTTTGGACTCGTTTCTCTACTACAGGAAAGCCGAAGAGAGAGAACGATCACAGTTGGAAGGCTCTAGGTTACGGATTGCAGCAAATCTTTGGGGACAGTATCCCTGATGCTGAAAACTACACAATGAACGATATCATCGACAATGCACGAGATGATGATTTTTCATACCTCACTAATCAAACATCAGGATGGAACATTATATGAGCATGGACCCCACCCGCCTTCAATTGCTGAAGGATAAGAATAAACCTAAAACGCTCGGACCAATCTATGAACAGATGCGCCGACACTACAACAACTCCCACGAAGAGATGGAAGAACTCGACAAGCTCTACCGTCTTGAAGGTGGCTTTGTAAACATGGCTCTCCCCGAGGGTGTGCCTATGCACATCCCTGCTACTCCCGCCAACATCGTTGACGGTCTTGTTGTGCAGTTGCCTATTGATCGACCAACAGTTACACTGCCGTCACATACCAAGACGGAGCAGCAACAGTCTATCAAAATGCAAGCGTGGGGTCAAGACCGACTTCGGCACATCCGAGAGAATGGGGAGTTCAATGTCTTTGAGGCGTTGAAGGCTCACCTAATGGTTCGTGGTGCAGCTTGTGGTAAGATCATCATTGATGAGACACGCCTACCAGAAGCACCGAGCCCTGACGACCCCAACCTCGAAGCAGCCCTCAAACTCTTTGAAGAACGCAAAGCGAACGTAGAGCCATTCATCATGCGCCCTATCGACCCGCTTACAGTATATCCTAGTCCCGGCAATACCAAAGACCTCAAATTCGTCATTGAACAACAGATTCGAAACATCTCGTCTATGGATGAGTACACGAACTGGACCGACCCTGAAGGTCGCAAGATGGCTGAAGCTCACCGACCAGACCGAGCGGGTGACCCTTCCCGTCAGGTTCGCTGGCTAGAGCATTGGTCTGCCCCTCTCGTCATTGATGGAGTGATGGAGGACACTGGCTGGTACACAGTTGAAGTCGATGGTGAGATCGTCATACAGATTCCAAACCCTTATCTGTTGGTCCCATACATCTTCGATTTCTCAGGTCTCGGCATCCCGCACTATAGCGGTGACCCTAAACACCTTTCGATTGGGATTCTTTCCAAGATCAAGGGTGAGCTAAACGCCGAAATTCGAATCAAAACTGCTTGGGATGCTCAGTGGCAATACCACGTATTCCCAACTTGGATGGTTCGAAACAACGCCAAGAGAGCCGCATCGATGCTCCGAAAGGGACCGGGGCGCATAATCGAGTGGGGACCTCTTGGTGATGTCAAACCAGAACTAACACAGACGAAGCCGCCTGACGCTAACATGATTACCTTCCTCTCTAAGATCGAGGGTAGCATGGCGAAGTACGTGGCTCCGTCTCTTGCTGGTGATGATTCCAGTGAGTTCGGTATCCTGTCCTCTATCCGTATTGGGCAACAGCTAAAGACAATTGAACCTATCTGGAAGAACCTCAACGGTCTTGGTGGTCGAGCCCTCGCTATGATGGCGAAGATGGCTCACAACCGTGACCTCTCTTTCAAGGTACGCACAGGCTCACGAGATACCGAGTCAACCCTTAGCGGTGATGACTTCCAGCGGTACGATTTTGCTGTGGACTTCGAACGAGTAGACCCTGCCGAAGATCAGCGTAACCTGTTGATCGGTCAGTCTCTCTTAGAGAAGAAGCAGATCACATACCAGACCTTTGCACGTAAGTTTGCTAAGACTACTATCGATGACCCTGACCAAGAAGAAGAGGACATCATTGTACAGAAGGTTATCGATCAGGTGGTCGATCAAGGACTCCTTGTACCTTCTGTGATGCAGGGCTCGGACCCCCAAGATGCCGCAGAGGGGCTCTTGGCTGGTGATGGGGTACCACAACCCTCCCCGGTTGAACAGAACGCCGGTCCTGCTGCCACAGCAGCCGTGAGACAGGCTCCACCACAGGGTGGAGGGGTAGTATAATGCCAGAGTTAGACGTTACGGGGCGAGCAGTGCGTCGTGCCACCGAACAGATACTAAAAATCCGCACAAAAATAAAAGAAGTAGTGCCTCTTGGACCTGACAAGATGAGTATTACTCCAACCGAAATGAAGAAGAGTTATGACCAAATGACCCCCGAAGAACGTGCAGCATTAGCAGCAAGTCAAGGTGGAATCGATATGGCATTGGAGATGGTAAACAATGGCAATTCCTAAAAGTAAGGTAAAACTTACCCTAGACGATGACTTGAAGAAAGGTGCACTGGCAAAATCTGCCAGTCTGCCGGGAACGGGTGCGGGTAAATCCTCTACTAGAGATATGACTGCGCCATCTACGGTAAAATCTGATGGGGTAGAGACATCTCTATCTACTGCCGTAGAATCAGACCTGACCGTATCTGCGGGCGGAAACACTCCGAAAGAATTTGCAGTAGTAACCCCTGTAGACCCTACCCGTCCAAGTGCAGGGTTCAACATCACAGACAGTCGCACAGGTGAACCTGCTCGTGGTGTTATCTATACCGGCAACAGGTTGTGGACTACGGAAGAGTTGGACGGGAAGCTGGATGCTGCCGAGATTCGTGCTGCTGGACAAGCTGTACCGGGACAGGGCGGAAGTACAGGTCCGGGCGGGGTTCCCCTTCCTCCGGGGTACACTATGCCTACAGACCTTCGGACAATCAACCCTAAAACAGGATTCCCAATCGACCCCTTCACAGGGGAAGATGTCACAGACGGTTCGGCATTTGACTTCTCAGGCTTTATTGACCCAGAGACAGGACTTGCTGTAGGGGGCGATACCAAAATCCAACCTTCACTTCTTAGTGATGGTGCGGAGACCCCCGCAGATCGATTCACCTCTGACCTCGAAGCTCTTATGGAACGAATTCTTGGTGAAATAGAATCTACTGGCGGTGGCACGAAGCTTGGAGAACTTGCAACAGTTGCAGAGTTGGAGACCCTTAGTGCGCTTCCAACAATGACCTTTACCCCAGCACAAGCTACTGCACGAGGACTCACCGGCGAAGACATTATCAGTCTCAAAGATGGTAGTGGAAATGTACGAGTAGGTATTGGTAGCGAAATAGGACTTATTGAGGGGCTTAGTGCCGAAGAATTAGGGCTTAGTGCTGACGAGTTCGCATTCCTATTAGAGGACCGAAAACGTAACGGACTTCAAAATGAGCGAATCACTTACTTCCTAACTGACCCCGGCACCACATTGCCGCTTACAGACCCAAGCGGTGCCCGACTTTCAATCGACCCTGCTTCGGCAGAGGGAGCCATTCGAGGTTTCGAAAACGCTAGAGAGATGTTGGAGACAACTATCTCTGAGCGGGGTAACCAGCAATCGAAACTTGTCATAGCGGACTTTGAGGCAAGTCTGGACATGCTCAAAG